TTCTTACGGGCATTTTTATTTTATCGGCTGAAAGACAGCCGATAAAATTGGCGTGGCGGAAAATAGTATGGTTACCAGCAAAAGAAAGCAGAGTTTTTTGCTCTGCTTTCTTTTGCTGGTTCTGAAAAATAATTCTACCTTAGCCATTGCCAAAACAAACCAACTTGTCAATTCCTTATGTCGTGCACCCATGAAAACTGGGTGGCTGGGTGGTTCCAGTTGGCACACGATATAAGGAATTGATTTTTTTATACTATGGAATCATTAGAAATTCATTTCAAAAGTATAATATTAAGTGATCTATATTGCGACCCTCGTAAAAAACGTATTCAATACGATATATTGGATAAGCTACAAATTAAATTATTACCAGAACAACTTATTAGTTACCGGAAACAATTAATCATGGAGGGACTAATAACTGAAGATTGCCCGGATGAAATAGATTCACCCGTTGAAATAACTCCTAAAGGTTACAAAATTATTCACTTGCATAGAAGTTACGATGCCTATATTAATTCTATGAAACAGGATGAGGAATTAAGAAAAGAGAGCGAAAGACTGCAAGCTAAATATTTGAAACTAAAAATATACAATACGGTCATAACTATTTTTTGTACCATAATATCATTTATAGCAGGTATCCTACTATCAGGCCCAATAAAACAGCTATGGCAACAGCTATAGATTTATTAAATACCGCGACCCTATATTGATAGTAATCACGAGATAATTCAGACAACTTGCGACGTAGATTTTTAATCTCCTGTTCTTGATCCATATTTGATTTATTTTGAGCTAAAATACAATTTTCTATTGGCATTACAAATATATTACCACTATCTTTGTTGCTGTAACAAATAAAACCACACATGGAAACAAAAAAATTAACAGCTGCCGAAAGCACTCTAGCAGCTATGTCAAAAACAGTGCTAGTGTTAGGTATCATAGGTTCAATCGTAGTTTTCTTCTCGTCATGTATTGCGTGGGAATATTCCAGATACTCCGGAGGTATAGTTGGAGCAGATGGAATCAATTGGTTAGGATTCCCAGCCCTTATCTATTGTGTCATGGGTACCTTGATTGGATGGTCTGTGCTTACTATTCTCGTTGAAATCGCAATCAATACCCGGACAAACAATTCTCAATCTAATTGGAAAAAAGACTTTGCTGTAATGGTAGCTGCCGGAGAAAAAAAGAAAGCTAAAGAAATTCTTTATCGTGGAATCATGGAATCAGAAGAATTTAAGCAGGTGCTAACCGGTGGAAATGAAAATTACCACAAAGAGTGTATAGACGCTTTAAATAAGAAATACAGTGATTACCTTAAGGCTATCAATGAAGACGTATTCATAAATGTGGATGAGAACAAAATATATAAAGCATTTAAATAAAAATCTTAATATACTATGGAAACATATGATTTTATAGCTATTGATTTTGAAACGGCTAATGAACAACGAGATAGCGCATGCCAAATAGGAATTACTACTGTAAAAAACAATCAGATACATGAAGTAAAATCATGGTTAATCAATCCTGTACAATCATTCAACTATTTCAATACAATGATACACGGAATAACAGAAGAAATGGTACAAGATCAACCTACATTTAAAGACATATGGCCTGAAATTGCTCCTTATTTTGGAAATGACGAAGAAGGTAGTATCATCGTTGCTCATAATGCTACCTTTGATATAAACGTTCTTCTATGTATGCTGGAACGATACAAAATAAACATTCCTAAGGGGATATTTCTTTGTAGCCTAGCAATAGCCAGAAGAACCTGGATACAACCGTCTTATAGCCTTTCTTCTTTATGCCAAGCTTTTAATATCCAACCGGGAAAACATGATGCAGGAGAAGATTCCAGAGCCTGTGCAGAAATTACTCTGTTAGCAGCTAAAGAAAAAGGAATAGACTTAAGTAAACAAATTGAATCCGAAGAAGACTTTAACAATATAGAAAATAAATTCCAAGTTCATCTTGGAATATTTAATGAGAAAGGTTATATTCCTTGTACATGCAAACAAAAACAAAAAGCAAATCAAATAAGAGCAATCAAAGGAGATGAGACAAAAAACAATCCTGACTCCATTTTCTACCAAAAATATGTAGTATTTACTGGAACATTATCTTCAATGAAAAGAATCGAGGCCCAACAAATAATTGCTGATATAGGAGGTATAAACCAAAGTGGTGTGAATCGAGATACTAACTTTTTAATTGTTGGACAACAAGATTTCCGAGTTGTTGGAGAAGATGGCATGAGTAGCAAGCAAGAAAAGGCTATTAAAATGATAGAAAAAGGGGCTGAACTTGAAATCTTGTCAGAAGATGATTTTCTACACTCCATATAATAGAAAAAAAATCCTATTCATTTGGCACTATCAGATATTATCCTCATATTTGTAGTGCCAAATCAAATGATAGATAATCTATCCCGATGAGCAACGGTTAGATGCTCAATACGAAATTGGGCTTTTTTATGTCCATCAGTTTGCTTCCGATATTAATATTGTTTGCAAATTCATATACGAAATAGTAGAAGTTTATTTATAAACGAATACGGCTGTCTTTCTTCTCGTTGTATTACAGCTCTTCGGGGTTATACTACATTTGGTTTGGCGACTACGGGAAATTGGCAGCCGTTCGTGTACCGTCTAGGTACACGAAAACTTGCCAATAACAGCCAAACCAAATGTAGTATATGAAACAAGTAACCCAGGGCACGAACTACGTGCCCTCATTCCGCACAGGAACAGACGTAAACACGCTCCAACAGCGTTACTTCCGTGAATTGAAAAAAGAATGCGCTATCAACTCTGCATCGGACGCCTATTACGTCTCTGCAATAGCCTGCTTCTGCCTGACCTTTATCTTTCCCCCTGCTGTAATTGGCGCAGTTCTCTGTGTCTACCGAGCAAAGAAGTGTCAGAAAGGAGGTGAAAAATGATGTTCTTTATCCATCATGTACAGACCTATCAGAAAGTCAATCGTAAGGGTCAGGAAATGTGTGAATTTGCCCAAGCATACGACCGTATTCTAGTACAAGATGAATGTGCTATGGATTCCCTAAAATGCGAATTCGAAGAAGTTGTCAAGGAACTGAATGAGAAATATCTTAATCAAAAAAAACTCAAATTCAATGGGCATAATGGAGACTCCTCCGGTGGACAATGGAGTATAAAACTAGGAGACGATGATAGCAATCCTGTATGTTATATCTCATACAGTAAAGTACGCGGTCATTATTCTTTTGGAGAAGGATCTCACCTACTGGAGCAGAAAGGAGATCAGCCATGACACCAACAGAAATCAATGGCATCATCCTCACCGATGATTGTATCTCATCAATCAAAACTATCCAAGAAGGAGAACACTCTTGGATGGAAGCAACACTGGAAAAAGCAATTGACCTGGCTCTTGATATCGACTCTCCAGATATTGATTCTGTTAATCGACTAACACTTATTTCTGAAATCAGAATAATAAAAAAGCATATTCAATCAATAAGCAGTATTCAACACCCTAAAAAATAACATTATGAATAGACATGAAGCCTTACAGTTAGTAAACAAGTTACTGGATCCGGAAACACCAATGAACGAAAAGCAGCGTGCAGCCGCACAACTTTCTGAATTAATTCGTATATTGCTTCCAGAATCAGACGAAGAACAAAAATGATCTTAACGATAATAACTATATCCGGAATAGTACTTCTGTGCCTGGCATTCTTTAAAGCCTCGCGCTCAATCCTTGCAAAAGTATTTTGGCTTCTGCTCATGCTTACTTTGTTAGCACTATTCCTGTTCTTATAACCTATCGTTTTGTCCTTTATAGCCCGCCCGCAGCGGGCTATTTTTGTCTCCATAACCTAAACATTATACAGTTATGGAGTATGACCATTTCGCTTATGGTGAAGCCTTAGCTTCGGCACTCAAAGCCATTTCACACACATCTCAAAAGAAAAGGTTCTTCACAGCATTCGGACTGGAGGACCTGATCAGCCTCGATGACAGTTTATCCTCCATCAATGGAACCATCCTTATCGCCGTTGATGGTTGCGAGTCCGAATCCGAAGACAACGAAGCTGATTCACTCAATGACAAACAAGTCTACTCATTCATCGTGGCCAGAAACACAATTTCCGGAAATCCGGAAACGATTAATCAGGCAGCCAAACAATGCAAGAGTATATGTAAACAGATCCGGAATAAATTGCTGAAAGACATTAAATATGTAGACCGCAATACTCAAATTAACGGTATCGGCCCGATCGGTGATAACTTCTATGGCACCGTGCTTACCTTCTTTGTTAATGTTCCGGAAGAATTCATCGTCGATCCAAACTACTTTTTGTAATGGGATTCTATAAACGAATGTCAGACAAGCAGTCGGAAATAAAACGCTATAATGCAGCCCGACGAAAAGCGGATAAGTTATCTTCTACTCCGACTTCCCGGCTAATCCGAATGGAAACCATCTCGGAGATAGAACGCTATAACATCGCCCAGGATGCCGACCGACTCACCGCATTCAATAAAGAGGTAGAACAATGGCAGGATGCTGTCAGTAAACAACTCAAAGCCACCATTTCATCCCGTAGTTTACGTATTGCTCGTGAACTACAACCTAAAGCCTATACTGACAAATACGGATTAATCAACCGACTTGGTTTCTCTTTTCCTCGTCATGGTGTCTATATCCACAAAGGCGCCGGACGCGGGCAAGGTGGTCTTATCGGAAGTAAATGGAGCTATCTGAAGAGAATCAACGGAATGGAAATCAATACGAGTATCATCCGACATACTAATCCCGCATCACTTGGCAAACAGAATGAAGGTAACCGGCAGGCTTACCATTGGTTCGATCCGGTCATCAAAAACCGTCTTCCGGAACTTGCCGATATCTGTATGCGCTATTTTGACACTATGCTTATCGACGCAACCAAAATATACATTGAAAAGTAAAGCCATATGAACGACCTAAACCGAAGTATTAAAATATTTATTGATGGAACTGAAGCATCAGCCGGCGTCAAGAAGATAGAAGATGCCATCTCCCAGCTAGAGAATAAAATATCTTCTCTTGATAAATCAGAATCAGGATATGCCAGAAAATCCAAAACTCTGCAAAAAGAACTGGAGAATAAGTATAAAACTCTCAATACTTATAAGCAAAAAGTAGCCGAGACCGACCGAATCCTGAAAAACCTCTCCGGAGCAACCTATGACGAACTATTATCTGTCAGCCAAAAAGTCCGTAAAGAACTCCGTGCAGCCATACCCGGTACTGAACAATACAATGCAGCCCTGGAGCAAAATAGGCGCGTCGCTGAAGCAGTAGCCAGGGCACAAAAAAATATGCGTGTAGAAGTTGGTTGTCAAGCTAGTCCAATAGGGAAAGCCGTGGAACTGTTTAATAAATATGCTGCAGTTGTCACCACCGTCATAGCAGCTGTGACAGGCTTAACACTAAAGCTGAACCAACTTCGTGAAAAACGCAATGAACGTGAAGATGCCAAAGCCGATGTCGAAGCATTAACAGGACTTTCCAAAGACGACATTAATTGGCTGGAACAAGAAGCAATCCGGCTTTCCACTACAATTAGTGATTCCGGTATCCGGATCCGACAATCAGCAACCGAAATTCTTGATGCTTATAAATTGGTCGGTTCTGCTAAACCGGAGTTACTATCTAACAAAGAAGCACTGGCCGCAGTAACCGAACAAACACTCATCTTAGCATCTGCTTCAGGAATGACATTGAAAGATGCTGTTGATGCTGTAACTCTTTCACTCAATCAATACGGAGATGGTGCTGATCAGGCAGCCCGTTATGCGAATGTCATGGCAGCCGGTTCTAAATACGGAGCTGCTGCTGTTGAATCAGTAACTACCGCAGTAAAAAAATCTGGAGTGGCAGCCAATGACGCAGGTATTCCTATTGAACAATTAGTTGGTACTATCGAAACCTTAGCCGAAAAAGGCATAAAAGACGAAGTTGCAGGTACCGGACTAAAAACCTTTTTCAATCGCTTACAGAAAGGAGCAGATGACACTAATCCTAAAATAGTCGGTCTTGAAACAGCTTTGGAAAATCTCCAAAAGAAACAACTTAGTGTTAACGATCGAATCAAAATGTTTGGAGAGGAAGCTTTTAGCGTTGCTACCGTTTTAACTAACGAAGCAGAAAAAGTGAAATACTACACCGAAGCAGTCACTGGAACTAATGTCGCTCTAGAGCAAGCAGCCACCAAATCAGATACGGCAGCCGCCAAACTCGCTCAAGCCAAAAACAAAATGAATGAGATGGGAATGGAGCTGATGGAAAAACTTAATCCTTCAATCATCAGCGTAATAAACGGTACAGTAAACTGGACCAGAAAAATTATAGACCTGATTGGGTTCATGGTCAAACATTCGGGTATCATTATCACTCTAACTACAACAATAGGAGCGTACCTGTTAACCATAAAAGCGATAACCATATGGGAAACAAAATTGAAAGATGCTAAAATTGCAAGCATTTTAGCTGATAAATTGTGGGAAACACGTTTATTAGCGTCAATCGCAATAGAAAAAGCAGGAATAGCAGTAAAAGCACTCCTAACTGGTAACACCGTAGCCTTGAATACTGCGATGAAATCATTATGGAAAACAATCGGATTAAATCCTCTAGCTGGTACTATAGCTTTATTAGCTGGTTTGGCAGTTGGGATATACCATGTCGTTACAGCCCGTAAAACCCTCTCCACTGCACAAGAAGCCGCTAATAAGATTAGTCTAGAGGCATCTAAAAACACATCCGAAGAAACAAATCATCTTAAATCTTTAAAGGAAATTCTTTTTGATTCAAAAAAAAGCTATGGTGAAAGACAATGGGCATTAGAAGAAATTCAAAAAATAGTACCCGATTACCATGCCTCATTAACTAAAGAAGGAGAGTTAATCAATAACAATACCGGTGCTCTGGATGGATATGTAGAAAAATTACTTATCACAGCTAAACAACAAGCTGCAAACGCTAAATTACAAGAAGCTCTAAACGAACGTACAGAATGGTTCAGTAAGCAAAGTAGTTCAGAAGCCATGAAATTTAAGAGTATTGAATGGGATATTAATGATCCCATAAATTCAAACAAATCTTTGGAGGAAATAGCAGCCTCTAATGGAGTTTCTCCCACAGCATATCGTGCTTGGGCTTCCAAGAAAAGCCAGTTGGATGAGAATGTCAAACTGTATGAGGATATGATGCGAGGATATACAGAGGAAATTGCCAAAGTGAATTCTAAATATCAAAACAGTAACAATGATAATGATGGTAATGGTGATGGCAATGGTGATAGTGATGAAGAAAAAATAAAAAAGAGGCTTGAGAAAGAAAAAAAACTATATAACCAAAAACAAGCCTTCCTGAAAGAAATGTATCTGGAAGGGGGGGATGACACTCTCCAAACAGAAAAGCAGTTGAGCGAAGAAATGGAATGTCTCCAAATGGAATACTTGGAGCGTTCTTTGAAAATTGTCGGTGAGAAGTCAAAAGAAGGCATTAATATCCAAAATCAAATCAATGACCTGAAAATTAAACAACAAAAAGAACACAATCAGGAGCTTATTAATGAATTAATTAATCAAGAGACAACTCAATATGAAAAGCAACAACAGGATTTAAAAGAACTGTATGCCTCCGGCAAAGATGAGAATCTAAGCTCCGAAACAGCCTATAATGATGCTATGGAACAACTTACCATCATGCATCTTGAACGAATGCTTTCCATTGCCGGTTTAAACGCCGAACAACGAAAACAAGTTGAGAAACAACTTCTTGATTTCAAAATAAAATGCATGAAGGAAGAACAGGCCGCCCATGCCAAAGCAAAAGATGCTGAACAAAAAAAGACGGCAGCACAAACCCAAAAAGAACGACAACAATATAAGGAACGACTACGCACATTTCAACAATATGGTTCTGAACTTGGCTCTGCGTTAGGCAACATCATCGCAGGACAAGAAAATGCAATGCAAGGTTTCGCAGATGTCATGATCGATATTATATTCGATGTTCTTGCCCAAATGATAAATGCAAAAATAATTGAACTAACAGCAGTAGGAACTGAAAATGTTGCAAAAGCAACAGCCAATGAAATAGGAAGTAAAGGTTTCTTAGGCATTGGAACAGGAGCCATCCTTGGGGGAATCATAATGGCTGCAATTGCAACTGCAAAAAGTGCTCTGAAAGGAATGGTTAGCGGCAAACACTCGTCCGGATCTTCCGACTCCGACACGTCTTCGACCGACGCTCCCAAACGAGCAACCGTCAGCGTATCCCAATGGGCATCCGGCCGGTATGATGTCATCGGGAAAGATGACGGCAAGAACTATCAGGACATACCTTATATTGGGGCTGCACAAACCGGAATCGTCCGACACACTTCTCTAGTTTCAGAGAATGGTGCAGAATTAATCATTAACGCCGAGGACTTATCCCGGTTACAAAAACATATAAATTATCCTTTGGTACTAAATGCGATTGAAGATGCCCGTAAAGGTCATGTGCCCCAACGAGCTTCGGGTAATTACGCAGCAATAGATACTCCTGTCCGAAATAACCAGGAAATCCATGAAACTGATACATCAGCAACCGAACTAGATAAACTCATAAAAGAAATCGGAATGCTGATTAATACCCTCAAAAATCTAAAAGCATACGTATCCCTACGAGATATACGAAATGCTGAAGAACTAGATGAAAAATCCAAGAAACCATTTACCCGATCAACCAAATAAGAATTATTATGGCACTAAGAATATCAAATACATCCGGTACTTTTGATCTGCCGAAAGACTTCAGTACAGAAATAGAAGACAGCTCTCCTATCTACAACGAACGGGGATCACAATCTATTGCCGCTACCATACCTGGTACCAGAAATAATCTACGTCTCAACAATTACATTAACAGAACTGATATTGACAGCGCCCCTATTGCTGATGAACGCGTGACCATCAGTGACGGAGTTTACCATCGAGTGGGTAAAATGAATACGACAAAAGCTTCAGAGAATGACGGAATAACTTTTAATGTAGGCTTTGGAGAATCTGAATTATATAGTATATGGGAAGATGTTTCTTTGCAGTCCATCAACCTTCCTGTTCTTCGCCTTGGAGGAGTATCAGAATTAATACCTTATATTATAGAGAATAGTCAAAAGAATGATTCTCCTTTCTGTCTGTTTCCTGTGGCTGTATCTTGCAATCGTAAGAAAGATAATGATACAGTTACGGATTATGCAGAATATATAAATAATTATCGTGATGGATATTGGTGGAAAGCACGGACGGAAACTTTTTTCATCAATGGAGAACCCGTGGAAGTATCGCTTCCTGAAGGATATGGAATAGTTCCATTTATAAAAGTCAGCTATATATTAGAAGCTATATTCTCAACCTACGGATATACTGTCACGGAGAACCCATTTACTAACCACCACCAGCTCGGTCAATTGGTTGTTCTTAATAATGCAGCCGATTGCTGTGTAAAAGGAGAACTAAAATATGCTGATCTCATGCCTGACTGCACAATCAATGAATTCATGCAAGCCTTATGGTGCCGTTTTGGATTACTTTACTTTGTAGATGGAAATACCCGTAAGGTCAGACTTAAATTCATTCGTGATATCCTTAATTCCAAAACTACTTCTGATTGGACGCTACAAAAAGCGTCCAAACCAACTATCAATTTTGAAGCCCCACAGCAATTAAAATTATCAGCTGCAACAAACGTACGGGGGGAAGATCCAAAATGGACGGCAGCTCCTGCCGCTGATTCACTGGATAAATTCTTAAAGCCATATCACTATATTGTCACGACTAAAGCAAATGGATACCTAACCTATTCTACAGAGAGCGGATTATATTATAAAACAGATAACATAACCGGACGTTCAGAATTAGTGTCAACGGATTTCTTCCCCTGGGATCGTGGAGCTGATATGGCATATAAAGAGATTACCTCTATTGATGAATTTTTGCCTTCCGCAACGGAACGTTTTAAAGGAGACGTATATAAATATATACGAGTTCCTTACTATCTCTTCGGTAAAGTACATCGATACACCACAATTTCTAGTTCCGATGTTGAATTATCAGAAAACTTAAACTACCAAACCCCTTTGGCATTTTGCTTTTCTTTCTTCGATACAAGAGATCGAGTTACTTATGGTTCACAAATTTGTCTGGATATTTTCGGAGAACCGGTATTAAACAAACAAAATGGAAAAGCCTGCGAAATTTCTCTTTTATTTGTTGGCAAATATGGACTGTTCAATCATTTCTGGAAGGAATATGACGCTATTCTTCGCCACGCCAATCATCTCATAGAAACGGATATGCATCTATCGGCTCAACAATGTATGAATCCAGATTTCTCCTCTCCTATTTTACTTGATGGTCAACGAATGTTGCCTGATACCATACGTTATACGTTACCCAAAAGTTCTTCATTCCCGGCAACAGTCAAATTGCGTACAACCAAATTACTCAAACCATATAATCTGGAAGAAGAACAAACCGTCCCCATCGTCGATCAAAAATATAAGTGGGCGTTATTTGATAACAAGAATTCAGTCGTAGAAGCTGCCGTAAAACTACAAAAAGATGCCTGGAGAGACGAAGCGAATAGAGATGGGAATAGCTTATATGACCTACAATATAAGAATGTTTCTACTGATACAGTGGATATTAAAGTCCCTCTTTCAGTACCTACTGAAGAAGATTACAATAATAAAAAGGAGTATTTTATAAGGAAAGTCAATTATAGTTTCGATCTATATTACCGGATTAGGTATTACCTCGGTACAACGCCCGATGGACACCTCCATTATGAGATTAGTAATTCGAGAGGAGGAGTACATTATGACCTGCAATATGACCAATCAGTGCGTGCAGAGTTATTATAAAATGTCCTTTATATCCTGCAATATAACATACAATTTTGCAATATGAATACATCAGAAACAGTAATATCAACTATTCAATCAAATGATATTGAAAAGATGCTCATCACTTATCAGAAATATATGAAAAATGCATCTATTACGTTTGATGACCTCTTTCTTTTTCTCTCTCACCCCACCGCTGATAGAGAAGAATTCCTGCATGACTATTGTACCTGTAATTATCTGGTACAAGAACAAATTATCTCACCTAATTATCTAGTAAAATGAGTCTGACTGCAAACATATCGCCCGCCAATATGGCATTGACCGGCAATCCAATCAAGTTGTCGATCAACAGCAGTTCTCTGGCAACTTATACCATTTTAGTAGGAGAACAAACAATATTCACCGGCAGCGGAGAAGGCAACTTCTTTGTTTTTATTCAGGATATACTTGCTGATATAGTACAACCGGCCCAATTATATAATGAATCGGAAGAAGTTCTGCTACAGGCAGAAGGTTGTTCTCGTAATGTTACTATCAATGTTTCCAATAGTGAAAAAAATAATCTAACGATCTCACTGAAAGTATTTATTGGCGGAGTAAGCAAAAGAATGTTACGTCATCTCAATGATGAAAATAAAAATGTGTTTATCTGGAAATTGATGAATCCGGACGGTAATTTCTTCCAAACAACCCGTACTTCCGAAAGACTTATTAGAATCCGGGAAACGGAACTACTTCCGCTCTCCTTCATCTATCCTGATGGTGGTATACTAAGAGTAATTGCAAACGGAATGGAGACCGCCCTAATCGGAGTAGCCGGACAACCGGTTGCACTCAACTTATATCGTCTTCGGAAGCAACTTTTCGATACTCACCATATTCTTGCCTCCATATTTGATATCTATGTAGGAGAAACTAAATCCTGCACGATCGTAATTACTCCCGGAACAATAAGTAGAGAAAGGTATCTCTTACAATTTCTTAATTCATACGGTTCTTATGAGCTGATCGAAATTACCGGCATTGGAAGTATTAAGCGTGAAGCAGAAAAAGAAAATGCATTCAATAAGTATGATGAAGTCATAGATGATTATGTTGAATCCTGGGAAAGGTTATCCGGACGCGAATCTATGACTGTAGAATCCGGATATCGTACAAATGACGAACTGATACATTTGATTGATCTGTTATCTTCTGACGACATAAAACTCCTTGGACTGGACGGACGAAATATCAGAGTAAATGTCACAGCGGAAAATCTTACCAGAGCATCCCGTGCAACCGTTCCGGAGAGTATAAAGTTATCTCTACGTTTTGCGGATTCAGAGCAACGTTATACAGGTTCATTTAATGATGATGATTTAGGGTCGCCACGAATACATACCGAACAATTCACTAAACAATTCAATTGATATGTCAACACAACAGGATCTCATAGATCAACTGATAGACTACATTGACAAGGCTATTTTGAAGAACAGTGTCTCCAACCGACATGTCGCAACAGTACTATCTTTCCTAAATGAAAAACTGAAAGATTTTGCTGAAGGAGATACTTTTTTGCGTCGTAAGCAACCAGACAGCACCCTCTTCTTATTGCAGTTACTAGGAGGACTTGAAGTTGAGAAAGGAGTAAAAGCTGATAATATAGAGGTGCTAAATGAACTTCTTGCCAATACCGCCTCTTTCACTGGAAACATTTCTACTTCAGGAGATATTTCTTCTTCAGACTATGCCTGCAAAATGTTGGGATGGTTAATATCGGCTATCGGAGATGCAGAGTTTAACTCTGTACACATACGCGGATTCTTGGAATCAGATGAATTTAGATATAATCGTATCTCGGTAGTTAGTGGAGAAACTTGGAATGCACCTGGCGGGGGCATCATAGAGGAAGTGGATCCACTGGAGAGAATTATCTATTTGAAATTAGAGCCCGGAGAACTTGCAGAAATAGAGATTGATGACATCTGCAAAGGAAAATTCAATGATTCGGTCACTGGTTTTCATACCTCTTATTTCCGAATTTCTGAAAAAATTGATGAAAAGACTTTTAAATACATACTTCGTAGCGGAACTATACTTCCACCACAAAAGACCATGCACTTCGTTTCGTATGGTAACTTCACAAACAAAGAGCGACAAAGATCGAGCTACTCGACACAAAGCTATGTCCGCTATCTGACAGGTGTTAATAATTGGGAGATTACTAAGGAAATGATCGCTATGCAGTTGGGCGACCTGTCTAACTTAAAACTGTTTGATATTGATATGACCGGACATAGTGCGTATCTCCGTAATGTATATATGACCGGAGTTATCAAACAGATTTCCGATGATGGAGTAACAGAAAGCCGCGTCCCCTGTTTTAAGGGAGAGTGGAAAGCGGGGGTTTATTATTACTATGACGAAGTAACTCACAACGGATCATCATGGTTATGTATTTCAGATAAGCCTACAACGCAAGAACCGGAGGAAGGTGCTACAGACTGGCTTGAAAAGTCGGCGGCGGGTAAAGATGCGGTAGTAGTTAATATAATGAGTAGCAATGGGAATATTTTTCAGAACGGCTCTGTGTCTACTACATTAACCGCTTATGTGATAAAGGGAGATACTGATATTACAGATAGTGTTCCGGATTCCCGGTTCTCGTGGGAGAAAGAAAGTAATAACGATGATACCGATAAGATATTTAATGAGGCGCATGTCGGGCACGGGCATGTGTTGACACTTACCCCGGATGATGTTTGGGGACGTGCTACATTTAATTGTATTGTGAATTTGTAAAACTTCTAAATTATGAAAATAAAAGATTGTATAGCTTTTGCAAAGTGTGTGCGTAATCCTGACTCGCCTTTGACTGTAGATGCTCAAACAGTTCATGGAGAGAGTTCCACTTGCGCATATCACCAAAATGAAGAATTATCTTCCAAAGATGTTTGTTCTCCAAAAACAAAGATGACATTGTCGCAGATAGATTTGAGTAAATTTCCCGATGGTAGTCGGGTTCTGCAAGTTGGTCCGCCACTGATAATAGATATTCCCGACAGTTATATTGAGGCTGTCCGAAATTCGCCATTAGGCAGTGACAAGCAACCTCCTTGTAACTGTTTAGAAGATAGTCGGGAGACATACTACAAAATTCAATCAAGTTTTTTAATTGGTAAATCGAAGCTAGATGGCACATAGTTTCCTCAAACCAGATTAAACCTGATATTTCTCCTGTAGACGCTCCGTTGATTAGGCTATGACAATATTCATGTGAGAATTGATATGCCCATCTCCACCATTCATCGCCTTGCGTACTTAAAAATATCAAGTGTCCGTTAGGAATTTTATTGCATTGAGGGTCTCCTGGACGATATTCTATCATACATAGAGTTGACATATCTACTGATTTCTCCAATGACAATGCAAAGTCATTCTGGATGTTAACTAATAGTTCATGAACGATTTCTCTATTGTATATACCGAAAGCATCATCGATGGGCATGAATATATTTGATGCAATATTAGAAAATGCTGACATAATAATTGAAATTTTAAATGTGACGAAACAAATGTAGTAATAATAATAGAACGCTCTACATCTTGAATAATAAAGTTTTAAATGTGACAATTTTCAACTACCCTTTATAGACGTTTCTTATTTAGATAATAGTATTAACAACTTAATTAACTAGAATTATGCCAATTGCAAGAGGACAAATTACCATCGTCGACTTGAACGATGCGAAGTCAATGAACATGTATCTAGGCTCTAATCAGCCTTTGACGCAAATCTTTAACAAGGAAAACAGCACCTATGTACCGAACTATACGGCTTCTCCTTTCCTTGTCATTACCCCTGAAATGTATGTATCCGGAACGACAACAAACGTAATCAGTCGTTTAAAAGCTGCTCCTACCTATACAGTGAATGGAGGTGCAATCACTGCATTCGGTGGTACTGTTGCCGCTACTGCGCCGTATGCGTTGACGCTTAAGAACAATATGACATCTGTATCGCAGATGAAGGTTGAATGTTCCGGTATCTATGTTGATCCAGACACAGGTTTGGAAACTCCTGTAAAATCTGTCATCAACTATACCAAAACAGAAAATGCCGGTCAACTTATCATTGCTATAGCGTATGCCCCTAAAGGAAATGTTTTTAAGAATGGTCAATCCGAATCATTGACAGCCCATTGTGATATGTGGCGTGGTAGTAGTATTGACGCCGATAAGGTTGCTTATCAGTGGCACAAATTGAAATCGGACGGCACATGGGAATCTTTGGCGGCTTCAAATTCTTATGGCATCACGGGGACAACGACAAATGAAATATCTATTCCTGCCAGTGCCGTACTTAATTTCGAATCTTTCAAATGTGCAATCAAGGATACCGATACAGCATCCGGAACCTACAACACAACAGTGAGCGATATTATTTCGTTCTCCGATCTTTCCGATCCGTATATAGTGGAAGTATCTTCCACAACGGGGGATAAGTTAGTAAATGGCCAAGGAAGTACGACTATCAATGCCAAGGTATGGCAAAATGGGGAAGCATTCACCGATAGTGCTGCTGATACCAAATTTGTATTTTCTTGGAAGAAGTACAATAAGGATGGTACACAAGATACGGCTTGGGGAACTTCCGGTGTAAAGACTGGAAAGACCATTACCGTCACTGCTGCCGAAGTCGATGTAAAAGCGACGTTTGTTGTTGAATTATCACTAAAATAATAGTATGATAGTAGCAAGAGGACAAATAACGATTAGCGTAACGAAGGACGGGCAATATCCCGCGCAGGAATTCGCAAAGTCTAAATCTGGCACAGTTGCGCCTACAAGTGGGTGGAGTAAAACTCCGCCCGCCTGTGGTACAAACGAATATTTGTGGATGCGCACGGGTATTGTTATCCCTCCGGCTACGTCTCCCGTTTCGTGGACTACAGTTCGCATTGGTGCAATAGATGGGGCAACTGGGGCTAAAGGTGACAAAGGCGAAACGGGGCCGACCGGTTCGCAAGGTATTCCCGGTACATCGCAGTATTTTCATGTGAAGTACTCCGCTAATGCGAACGGCAATCCTATGAGTGATACCCCTAATACTTACATTGGTACAGCAGTTACAACGAGTGCGGCCGCTCCGACTGCTAACACGTCGTATAAATGGGTACAGTTGAAAGGTTCGCAGGGCATCAAGGGAGATCAAGGTATCGCGGGACCAACCGGAGCGGATGGTAGAACAAGTTATCTGCACATCAAGTATAGTGACAACGGTACGACCTTTACGGCAAATGGCGGCGAGACTCCTGGTGCTTACATCGGCCAATACACCGACTTCACGGCGGCAGATAGCAATACGTTTTCCGCTTATACTTGGACGAAAGTGAAGGGTGACAAAGGAGATAAAGGCGACAAGGGAGATACGGGTGCAACTGGGGCTAAAGGTGACAAAGGCGAAACGGGGCCGACTGGTTCGCAAGGTATTCCCGGTACATCGCAGTATTTTCATGTGAAGTATTCCGCTAATGCGAACGGCAATCCTATGAGTGATACCCCTAATACTTACATTGGTACAGCAGTTACAACAAGTGCGGCCGCTCCGACTGCTAACACATCGTATAAATGGGTACAGTTGAAAGGTTCGCAGGGTATCAAGGGAGATCAAGGCATCGCGGGACCAACCGGAGCGGATGGTAGAACAAGTTATCTGCATATCAAGTATAGTGACAACGGTACGACCTTTACGGCAAATGGCGGCGAGACTCCTGGTGCTTATATCGGCCAATACACCGACTTCACGGCGGCAGACAGCAATACGTTTTCCGCTTATACTTGGACGAAAGTGAAAGGTGACAAAGGAGATAAAGGCGACAAGGGAGATACGGGTGCAACTGGGGCTAAAGGTGACAAAGGCGAAACGGGGCCGACCGGATCGCAAGGTATTCCCGGCACATCACAGTATTTTCATGTGAAGTACTCCGCTAATGCGAACGGCAATCCTATGAGTGATACTCCTAATACCTATATTGGTACGGCAGTTACAACGAGTGCGGCCGCTCCGACTGCTAACACGTCGTATAAATGGGTACAGTTGAAAGGTTCGCAGGGCATCAAGGGAGATCAAAGTATCGCGGGACCGACCGGAGCGGATGGTAGAACAAGTTATCTGCACATCAAGTATAGTGACAATGGTACGACCTTTACGGCAAATGGCGGTGAGACGCCGGGTGCTTACATTGGCCAATACACCGACTTCACGGCGGCAGACAGCAATACGTTTTCCGCTTATACCTGGACGAAAGTCAAGGGCGACAAAGGAGATAAAGGCGACAAGGGTGATACGGGTGCAACCGGGCTTCCCGGTGCTCTAATCCGTCCACGCGGTGAGTGGAAAGCAAATACTAACTACGTCAATAATACGCAGTATCGGGATACGGTTATCTATAACGGAAATACTTATTCATGCCGGACGGATCATACTTCTGGGAGTTCTTTCGATGTAACGAAATGGACTTTGTTTAACGAATTTATAAATGTCGCTACGCATTTATTAGTAGCTCAAAATGCAACGATCGATATACTCGGTACGTCTGGTCTATTTATCGGTAATCAAGCCAAAACGCAAGGTTGGTTAATGACAGGCGGTTCGATTAAGCACAATGTAACCGGGCTTGAACTAACAGCAGACGGGAAATTATCACTCCCTAAAACAGGTGCGATATTAGTTGGGGGGAAGACGTTTATCAGTGATGGAAAGATCGTCGCTGATTTTATCGATGTAAACAAACTCGTTGTAAAACGAATAGAAGCTGTTGATGGCACTATTGGAGGCTTTAAGATTTCTGCTAATAGTATAGGGACAGGTTCTACCAGTATACCAACTATAGATAAAAAGGAGATGTTCCTTTACGATGATATGATTGGTTTTAATAGTAAAAATAGGCAAGTTATTGTAGGTCCGTTTAGTACAATGGGAGTCGATTATTTAGGAAGATTCTACGATCACCGTTCAAGACCTTATGATATAAATAGGGGTGTATCTATTAGTGTAACCGGAGGACGAGATAACATAGCACTTGCTATTGATGGTGGCATTGTAGTTGATGGTCAAAGAGGTATTGATGAGTTTTTCAGCTGTGCTGCCGTTTGGAATAATGGAAGGCAGCAGACTCGCGTGTTGCAGTTTAAAAATGGCATTTTATTTAATGCATATTGGGGATAATAATCAAATCACATAATTATGAAAATAGACTTTAGAGAAATTCAAGTAAAAGACATCGAAGGGAATAACAGTACTGTCGATATTGCAAAAATGTTAGGCAATGCGATCTATCAGAGAACTGCCGACTTGGGTGAGTTGGAATTAGCTCAAAACATCTACAAGAACGGTGAAGTAGAAGTATCTCCCGAACAGGCGGAAAGTATTAAAAAATATGTGAGTACGGGGTTCGTCGCTTTTGTTCAGGTAGCGGTTAATAAAGCTTTATCGGTAGAATAATTCAGTTTCAATCACTTTTATTAAAGATATGAACAATATTGATTCAATCATCATCCACTGTTCGGCTACACGTGCTGGACAAGCTTTCAAAGCAAAAGACATTGATCGAATGCATAGAGATCGAAACTTTTCTATGATTGGTTATCACTATATCATTGACTTAGATGGTACCATCGAAGAAGGAAGACCTCTATCAATGGAAGGTGCCCATTGTAATACTAAAGGCACCTCTGGTATATCATACAATAAACATAGCGTAGGAATTTGCTATGTAGGTGGTTTAGACGCTAACGGTAACCCAGCAGACACACGTACTCCTGCACAAAAAATTGCACTAATCGAGTTGGTCTCCCGACTCAAAAGTCAATTCAAGATCACAGAAGTACTAGGTCACAGAGATACTTCTCCAGATCTGAATGACAATGGCATCGTAGAGTCAAAGGAATGGATTAAATCCTGCCCCTGCTTCGACGCTGCAATTGAATTCGGCTACTCTCCTGCAGTTGTTATACGACCATAAGAAAGTTTGTACGAGCATGCAGTGTTTTGTACCAAAGTGTACAAAGACTGTACGCTCGTTATTTACTGGTTTTCAGACTAATAGAAATACATTGTACAAATGTACAATTTAAAATGCAAAACAGTTGAAACACTGCATTCCCTCTTGCTTACTCTCGTTTAAAACATGGGCATACACTAAAGTCTCTTTTAAATCAGAATGTCCTAGTATCTCTTTCAAGGAAGCTATATCTTTAGTCTTACGCAAAAAAATAGTTGCAAAAGTATGTCTACCAACTTTATGTGTAATGTTCTTCTCTATTCCAGCAATAGCAGCTATTTCTTTCAGGAATCTATTCATCGTTTGATCAGCTGGCAGTTTCTCAAAAACGATACCCTTTTTTCTGGTACCAACAATATTTTTCAGTAATGTACGAAGTGGATCCGATATAGGTACTTGAATAGGAAATGGTTTTCTTTTCTTTAGCTTCATTCGGAAATAAGTCAATGTATCATCTGTAAACTGCTCAAGAATCAATTTCTTTGCATCCCCTATGTGCAAAGAGCTAAAACATAAAAACAAAAACATTTCTAATGTTTTATGATGTTTATAGTCCAGTTCTCCATCCATATATAACCCCATCAAAATTTGTAACTCATCTTCTTGCAAATACTCACCACCAGGAATTCCTTTCTTTATCTTCCAGTTCTTGAAAGGATTCTCATCCATATATCCAGCATTGTATGCAGCTAAAACATACTTCTTTATTGTGGCCATGTTTTTGTTTGCGGTATTTTGATTATTTCCAAGTCCAGTCATCAGATGAAAGAAATACTCATCAAGCCACTCCCTGGTTATATCATCAAAATAGAGATTAGGATTATATTCTTGCAGCTTTTTGATAACCGATAAGTTCGTCTTAAAAGTTGAATATTCAAGTTTAAACGATTCTTTTTTTTGATAGTCTCGTACGAACTCGAAAAAAGTATTGTAATCGGTTGGCCGATGATATGCTTTAAGAAAAGCATCGCGAGTAAGTTTGCGATCACGAAGTCGGTATTTTACAAAAACATTGTTTATCCTGGCTAATATGTTTTCTATAATCAGGTTTTTGTCATTGCTTTGTTTGTCTCCTACTCCCACACACTTCTTCTTATCATTCCAATTTTTCAAATCAACAGAGACTTTCGTTGAAAAGTTTACTTTTTCACGATTAACGTAAAAAGATAACCAAACGACTCCAGTAGATGGGTCGCTTCCGTATGTTCTTAGATATATTTTTATAGTTACCATAATCTACAATGGTCCCTTTTTACAGGTAAGAATTGATAATCGGTCTACACCTGCACAGTTTGTTACACAAATACAGAAGTAGTTAATTGTTTGTGTGTCAACAAATAACAAATGCCGGACACATTTCTGTATCCGGCATTTTGCCTTCTTCGAGGTTCCTGGCGAACCTCTTTTTCTTTATTTTCCTTATTTATTAGATAAAACATTATTTTCATAAACTACTGAAAAACAACAAATTATTTATCACATAAAGAAAATAGAATAAAATAAGATAAAGAAAAGGTGGGAACAAAGTGGGAACATATAAAACATTTATTGTATATTTGTTCCCACCTTATCATAGTAAGAACTCGAACTAAAATATAAAGCTATGGCAGTATCTTTTTTTATCCGAAACAAGAAGGCAAAGATAGCCACTCTATTTGCCCGTATCAGAAGCAAAGCTAAGGATATAGACATCAAAGCCTCAACCTTGCTAGAAGTTGATGTATCAGCATGGGAAAAGTCCCAAGAATCAGCAATAAAAAGAAAGAACTACAGGAATGATAAAAACAACAAAGAGTTTTTTGATAAACTGGACTTGATAGAGAAAACTCTAAATAACATCCTTGATTCAGATACAAATGTTACTAATGAACTTGTAAATAAACGTATCTATGAAATAGTATATGCTGAACAGATAGCAGCCGAAAAAGAACGAGCAGAAGCTGAAGCTAAAGCCCTAGAAGAAGAACAGGCTACCAACTTCAACGACTTTATAGCACAATTCATTCACGAATGCGAAATCGGAAAACGGAAAAAGAAAGGAGGAACCACAAATATATCTCTTGGAACAATCAAGAGCTACAAAGGCTTTCAATCCCAGTTTAAAGCGTATCAAGAAACAAGGCTAAAGGTTATTGGTTTTGAGGACCTGACAATAGAGTTTTATAATGACTTCCGATCATTCCTCACAGATAAGGAATATTCCCCTAATACTATCGCTCGGATGGTGAAGATATGCAAAACGATATGTTATGCAGCCGAACAGCTTAAACTAATGGATGCGGCAAACGTCCGGTTTGGTTTTGATGTAATCTATAAAGATGTTGATAATGTCTATTTGACTGAAGAACGAATACAGGAACTTTATGAGTACAATTTATCCAATCGTCCGGCATGGGAAAAGATAAAAGATGTGTTTGTAGTTGGCTGTCTGACCGGGCAACGAGTAAGTGATTATAAGCGCATCAATACGAAAATGATAGTTACCCTTACCGATGGCAATAAGTACATCAAACTTAAACAGGAAAAAACCGGAAATATCGTTTATATTCCTCTTGATTATCGTGTTGCGGCTATCCTTGACAAATATAACGGTGCACTTCCCAAAGTCTACGACCAAAAGATAAACGACCATATCAAAGAGATTGGCGAGGCTTTAGGATGGACGGAAATAGTAGAGTTTGACGAACAACGGGGAGCGATGGAGTATACCGCTAAAAAACGTTTCTGCGACCTTCTTAAAACTCATACCTGCCGGAGAAGTTTAGCAACCAATATGTATAAAGCCGGGGCTTCATTAAGTTCTATAATGGCTATCACCGGACACAGTAGCGAGCAGCAGCTAAAGACATACCTCAAACTGGGTGAATCAGAAAAGAGTATGATAGCAGCTAAAGAGAATTATTTCACGAAATTACGAATAGTCAAATAGTGTTATTATGAAATTCTGTAAATTTAAAGAATATATTAAAGGGATCGCAAACTCAATATCTTATTTATCAGACGCTCCATTTACTACGCTGAAATTCCCGAATGAAAGTTGGTTTTCTGATACTAAGACAGAATTTGAAGAGGAATTATTTGGCAATATCAATAACACTAAGGACATAGATACCCTTTACTGCTTTTATGAGAAAATCATAGAAAAAGCAGGCATACGCAATTGGACACTACATTACCACACAAATCTTTTTGAAAAATGTGTTGAAAACGAACTGTTTGAAGAGTATGAATTGACGAAAACAGCATACGATTATATATTATCAGTATTTGAATGCGATAATTTTGGACATTGGGAAATAAATGGTTTTATGGAAAAACATAAAACGGAATTAGGAAAGAAAAACATAAAAGTTATAGCAGAAAACAATGATTTATCAAGTAAAATATTTACTCTGGAAGTTGAATTTGATAGAATATCTGATGAAAAGCGTAAACTTGAATTAGAAGTAGAAAAATTAAGAAATGAAATATCGACTTTAAACAGTAAAGAATCCATCTTAATGTTAGAAAATGAAGAGTTGAAAAAAGAAAACACAAAACTATCAGTTACAAAGATAACTACAACACAAATATCTCAAGAAGAGAACCACTTAAAAATAAAATGGAATTCTACAAAACCTAAAAAAATACTAGCATGTTTATTTAGAGAATTAAGAAATAGAGGATATCTTGATAACTCTAACGAAGAACTAGCCAAATTCCTAATTTCATACACAGATATATTTGCTAATGGCAAAGAATCCAGTATAATAAGCAACTATCTTAGAGTAAATTCCAATGATTCAAATAGAAATATAGATGATATTGAATCTATTATTAGTTCTGCTTTAGCCGATGTTTAATTTTGCATATATGCGCATTATTATTTCACATATATGCGCATAGATAATTATTGATAAAAACAGACAAACTTTGCTCCATAATCAAAAACGAAAGATTATGGAGCAATTTATTTCTACCCCTAATTCGGTACTTATTCAAGGCGCAACAATGAGTGACCTTGAAAGTATGTTGAGCCGCTTACTTGATAAGAAGTTGGCTGATATAATAGAGTCTACTCTCAAAGTAGATGTAAGTCCCAAAGACAGGCTTTACAAACGTAAAGCAGCAGCAGAAAAACTGCAAATCTCTCTTGTCACTTTAGATAACTGGACTAAATTGGGTGTTATTAACGCCAGAAAAATTGGTTCACGTGTATATTACACTGATAGTGATATTAATAATGCCTTGAAAAAATCCTTTAAAGAATAATCTATGGGAAAGTCAGACATTAACATTACCCAGACGCAACAGCTCGTTATGGGCTTCATCTCCCCTATTATTGACGAAATAGTAGACAGAGTATCAGAGAGAGTATTAGCTGCATCAAAGAAAGAACCTAAGTTCTACACTCGAAAAGAAGCCGCTGAAATCCTTCATGTCACCTTACCAACATTGGCGAGAATAACAAAGGACGGACTTCTTGTCGCCAAACATGTAGGTAGTAGAATCCTATATGAAGCAGATGCTATTGATGAGGCAGTAAAAAAGCAGGTCGTATTCAAATATCGGAGGGCATGACTATGGAAGAAAAGAAAAAGGCAGCCTCCACGACCGCCAATCTCCTCAACAACAGGAGCAAAGATAGCAAATCATCTCGAATCAAACAACAGATTCGCAAACTATTCTTAGATGGTGGCAAGTACACTAGTAAAGATTTAAACAACCTTACTGGCGGAAACGATAGCCGGAAAGTCATATCCGACCTTAGAAAAGAAGGTTGGAACATTAAAGACGTTCGCCTGGACGATAGAAGAAAACTATACTGGTTAGAGCCGGACAAACGGCAAATGTCTATTGACTGGGAAGGAGGTATCAATGAGTAGAAAATCATTTGTACTTTATACAGAATGGGAAGATGCGTTCGACGGACAGCCCAACGACATTGCGGGCGAACTCATTAAAGCAATATTCGACTATGTTAGAACAGAAGAAATGCCGCAAACAGACAATACTGTAGTCAATGCAATGTTCTCCATCTTTAAACCGGCTATTGACTGTAATATAGGCAAATATGATGCTGCTATCAAACAACGGAAAGAAGCCGCTCTCAAAAGTGCAGAAAGCAGAAAACATCAAGCGAACGACCGTAAACGAACGTCAACGACCGTATGCGACCGTAAACGAACGTCAACTGTAAGTGTAAGTGATAGTGTAAGTGTTAGTGATACTCTCTCTCTTAATGGAGAGAGTGTGAGAGAGGGAGCAAATAAAGTTCTCGACCTTCAATCAATCAAAGAGCAACTACTATCTGACGAAACATGGAAAGAATCTGTTTGTATGCAGTCTACTTTAGGCGTGTCTTTTATTTCTATGCTTCCCGACCAGTTAGATAAGTTCATTGCTTATATCGTTTCAATCGGAGAAGAACGAAGTATATCGAACATATCAGACGCAAAGAGAAGGTTTACTTATTGGTGGCAGAATCACGGAAGAAAGGAGGTACAGGATGAAAACAAACAAGTATACACCGTCCCCAATTAAGGGAATGCCGAACGCACCTGAAGCGGAGCAAGCCGTTAACGGTTCTCTCCTTAGCATTGGAGGTGATAAAGTATTTGATGCTATATCTTCCGATCTAAGAACAGACATGTTTTTTGATATCCGGAATGCAATATTGTATGAAGCTATACGGTCTCTTCATGCAAGCAATAAACCATGTGATATAGTGTCAGTAACGAATGAGATACGTTCGATGGGAAAGATAGAAGAAGTTCCGCCCCACTTCATCGCTGAAACTTTGAATCACGGCTACGATTCATTCCACGCCGTCGAACATGCCTTGATGGTAAAACAGAAATATCTACAACGGAAAGCTATTGAATTATCCCATATACTCCAACAACAAGCTTATGACGATACGGAAGATATCGGCGACGTCCTTTTCAATGCGGGGAAAGCACTGGAGCAAATGCAGCAGGATTTAATCGGGCAAAGTGAATCCCAGTCATTTAAAGACATTGCACAGTCCGCATTAAAAAACATAGAGAGGAAGATGGGATTGTATAGTAGCGGGAAACAGACAGGAATAACAACCGGGCTACAAGACCTTAACGATATGAATTCCGGTTGGCACGGTGGCGAGTTGATAGTATTGGCAGCACGCCCAGCCATGGGAAAAACTGCTGTATCTCTACATTTTGGAAAGTCAGCAGCTAGACAAGGTATTCCGGTAGTCATTTTTTCTTTAGAAATGGATTCTGTCAGCCTGTATGAACGTTTCATTGCTTCAGAATCCAATGTACATCCCAGCAAATTAAGGTCCGGCAATATAAGCCAAGATGAGCTACAGCAAATAGATAAAGCAGTAGGGGTAACTTTATACAGCTTACCGATAACAATAAACGATAACGCAGCTATAGGAATGAGTTACATCCGTGCAACGTGCCGTTTATACCATCGACAAAACAAATGTGGAATGGTGATAATAGACTATTTACAGTTGGTAACTGAAAGCTCAAATGGAACAAGAAACAGAGAACAGGAAATAGCCCGGATGTCCCGGGAAGCAAAGATTATCGCTAAAGAATTGAATGTACCTGTTATCCTTCTGTCTCAACTCAACCGGGAAGTAGACAAGAGACAGGATAAAAAACCTATTCTTGCAGACCTTCGAGAATCGGGAGCCATTGAACAGGATGCGGACATGGTTATATTCGTCCATCGTCCGGAATATTACGGAATCAGTGTAAAGGATTCATCCGGGCATGAGGTTTACAACTATGGTGAATTGATTATAGCCAAACATCGAAACGGTTCTGTCGGAACTGTCAAATTCAAGCATAACGGTTCCCTAACTAAGATATTTGACTACGATTCGAAAGGTTATACAGAAAACAATCCCTTCTAGCTATGGAAATAGAAACAATCTACGGACAAGTGATAGCGAAAGCAAATAACTATCAAGCCGTACCGGGCAAAGACGGTCAGAAACGGATCATCAAAAACGACCGGATCAGGGAGTATGAGAAATCCTTCTGCCTACAATGCAAGAAGTATCGAGGAAAGCGCATTTCCGGTCGTTTCAAGCTATTTATTCGTGTATGGCATGGGAATATTCGCTTCGATCTGGATAATGCCTTAAAAACGATCCTTGATTGCTTGCAAATGGTGGAGGCTATTACAAATGACAGCCTATGTTTTGAGATTCATGCGGAGAAACGGATAGACCGACGGAATCCGAGAGTAGAGTTTGGTCTGGAAGAGATAAACGAGCAAAAAAATATATTTAGTCCAAATAAAGCGATTTAAGCCATTTTCTTTTGCGGGATGATAAGATGTTCATCTTTGCGGAGAAAGTCGCTAATATAAAAACAAGATTTTAAAATGGAAAGATTAAAGCGCATAAAATATCCTCCATTAAAGGATAAATTTAAAAAGTACGGTGATTCTTTCGAATTGGTATCTAAAAACGAAAGCAACCGAATGTACTGCTACCGAAGAACCACCCCGGAAGGGATTGTATATTTCGAGGTGTTCCGGTCGAATCTGGAGAAGGACGAAAACGAACAGGTTTATGAATCCTATCCCCGTTCATCACAATTTGGTGACACAGGTTGGTGTATCAGAGATGGCGAATACGCTATGAAAAAAGTACTGAAGTATATGCAAAAGACATTTTCTAATTAAATAAATTACTAATAATCAAAATTTAAACATTATGATAAGAGACGAATTATATATCAATAACACAAAAGCCGATCTCAACAAGACGGATATTACTTTGAGCTACAAGAGTAACCTGCTAACCGATATTAGTAAAATTGTAAGTAATAGCAGTTATACGATAAAACTTCCTAAAACAGCAAAGAATCTGGCTTTGATTGAGTGCGCACATCTTCCCAGTTCAATAAGCCGTTATCCGTACCTAAAGCATAAAGGTACGTTATTACGGAATGGCATTGAGATAATCAAAGATGCAATTGTAGTATTGCTAGAGATTAATGAATCAATAGAAATAGCTCTTACCTGGGGTAATGTCACTAACTTCGCCAGTGTAGTAAACGATGGCAAGAAGCTAACGGATTTGGAATATGGAACAGTTGAGGGTACAGATTGGGTTGTTTGGGAAAATTGGGGAGAAAATTCGGAAAGATTTCCACGTATTGACTACGGGTTTAACCCTAATGATCCAAACGTTTGGCGTCATCCAGTAGTACCTGTATGGTGGATACTTTATAGGATTCAAGAAGAAAGCGGAGTGACATTTAATTTCCCGTCTGACAAGCTTACTGTTATAAACAAAATGATTATTCCTCTTTTGACAAGGAATGATTCACAACCCCTTTTTGATAAGTTCCCATTTATTATAAAGGCTTCAGGTCTTAGATATGACGGATTTAATTCTTGCGATGTTGTTTTTTCAATCCCAGATGCTACACAACAGAATTATGGAGAGATTCTTTCAGAAAACACTTTCTTGAAATCAAATTATGAAGCTTCACTAATAAGTGGAGAAATATATATTGGAATAAAATATACATATAGTACATCTTCATCCGATTATCCTATAATACTTAACGTATATGAAGATAGCGCAAATACATCTCCTGTAATAAGTAAAACTATATATCCTCAAATAGAACAAAAAGACGGATATAAATCTCTTTATTTTCAATTTAGTTATGAAGTAGATATAAAAGATGGGTATAAATTTGATTTAAGTCTTACTCCAAGACCATCCATAGATCAAAATTCTTGTTTTATTGAATCTGATAGTAATATAAATCTGTATCTAAAGACTAAGGGTGAAATATCTTTTGGTGAGAAATTTCCTCTAGTTCCCAATCTTCCGGACATCAAGCAAATAGACTTCATTAAAGCCGTTGCCTCAATGGTCGGTTTGTTTGCCTTACCGGATGGCGAAAACGGGATCAAGTTTATTCCCTTCGATAATCTGTCTGCAAACAAATCTAAAGCTGTAGACTGGACGAATCGTGTGATAATGGCTTATAATAGCGTAACGCCAAGAAACTTACAGTACACCCTTAATAACATTGCTCAAAACAACTGGTTCCGGTATAAAGAAGATGATAATGTCATGGGAAACTATGATGGAAATATCCAGGTTGATGATGCCACGATAGAGTACGAACGTGATGCTATCACTTTGCCTTTCTCCGCCTGCAGTACAAAAGGAGACGTTGCTTATATTCCTTTGTATTCCTACAACGATAACGGAGAACTACAGTATAATAAAGCCAATCCTCGGATATTACTTCTTGATGGCACAAAGGGAATATTCAAGGGGCTAGAATGGAATACCTTAATTGCAAATAACTATCAGACGTACAAAGGACTAATCAATAATGCAAAGGTAGTGACCGAGTATATCCGTCTTAACAGTATCGAATTGCGGGACTTAGAGATGGATATACCGGTTTATTTGGCTCAATATGGTTGTTATCTGGCTATCATAGAGATAAAGACCAAAGAGAACGATATATGCGAGTGTAAACTTTTAAAATTGTAATGACATGGAAGAAAATGTAGAAGAAAAGATTCGGAGTATTACCGAACAGGCCAATCAAACTAGAAAAATGCTTTTAGAAGAGTATTTGGGACATTCTATCTCTATGGAGGAGGCTATAAATATGGAAATACCGGACGAAGCTTTGGATCATCTGGGAGATTTGTAATTTAATGATTAAATATAAAAGACTACTGAAGATATGGCAAAATTTAATGAAGAAACAATTCAAAAGTGCGTTGACTGGGTATGTGAAAACGGACTTATAGATTATGGCGGTGCAAAGCTTATTGACTTCTGTAATGTAATGGGAATCGGAAAGAGTACCTATTACCGATGGATGGAAAATGAAACTTTCGGGAATGCTATAAAAAAGGCGAAAGAAGATTTCAAAAACGGGTTAGAACGCAATGTCGTTTCTTCCCTTGCAAGGTCTGCCATCGGGTATGAATACGAACAGGTTTCTTCTGAATACTACATGGAAGGCAAGAAAAAGAAGTTGAAAAAGGAAGTAAGAAAAAATGTCCGTGTTGAGCCTAATGTAGGAGCCGGAATATTCCTTCTCACAAACCTTGCTCCTGACAGATGGAAGAACAAACAGAATACCGAACATTCAGGAGAAATTTCTACAGGATTGACCGTTGTAGTCAAGGATCAGGAAGAAGCGGATTTAATCAAACAATTAAAAGAACATTAGTTATGTCTGCACCTAAAAGAAACCAATTTTGGAAGTTGAGAAACAAGCATGGGAGAAGTAAGCGTTTTGCTTCTCCTGAACAGTTGTGGGAAGTAGCCTGTGAGTATTTTGCCTATTGTGACAGAACTCCATGGAAAGCAATCAAGAATAAAACGAAAGGAGAAATAAAGGAAAAGGAAGAAAGCCCTACACAACGTCCTTACTCTCTGACCGGGTTAATGGCTTATTTAGATGTCAGTTCATCATATTGGCGGAAATTTAAAGAGGGTGCAAATGAAGATTTCTTTCCGGTCATTACACGCATAGAGAATATTATCAGGACACAACAATTAGAAGGTGCTATTGTTGGAGCGTTTAATCCCAATATAGTTTCCCGAATTATAGGTCTTTCTGATAAACAAAAGGTAACTCATACCATCAACAGTAAAGAGTTTAAAGGCTTTGATTTCTTACCTTATATTCCCAAAGCAGATGAAAGTATATGAGGTTTTAGCATCAAGCCGCTTTCTACTCGCTACAATGAACAGAAACGGAGTGAGCGCAGATGATATAATGTATCTTGATATGTTCTATGAGTATAGAGATATGCTTGCAGAAGGACGAAAAGAAGCCGAAACTCGGGACTTTCTTTCAAACAAGTATAAGTTATCAGCCTCAACAATAAAAAAGGCTATAAAGCGTTTGAATGAAGAATATAAATTATAGTTTTAATGGTTAAGTATAAACAAAAGCCCCGAACCAATCAAGGAACGGGGTATGTTTAATACATATTTACAATTATTTTGTCGGGAATCAAAGCTGATTTTCCCGTTGCAAAACAAGTTCTTTCACTTCTGGATATAAATCCAATAATTTTTTATCCATTTTATCTATGAACTCATATACTTCCAGAAAATAAATCAAAGCATTTTTCTTTGCAAATTGCTCTTGAGCCAATAAATATAAAAATGGAACTTTGGAGACATCTACAATTTCTTCTTTTATTTTTGTTGGTTCATTCAAGCTACCAGAGTATATAACAGTAGAAGATTCTTTAAATAGTTTTGAATAAGAAGCATGAGAAAAGGTATTTCGGTATATATTTTTTAGCTTTATCAATCTTTCAGCTTCATCTTTGGTTATCAAACCTTTACTTTTACACTTCTTAATATTAGGTTCAATATCCCTATTATCATAGTCCTCAACTTCTTGTTTGAATGTTTCATCTATCCTCTCAGAATCATTAAATCGTCTACCCTGTGAATCCCATGTTATCAATGTTTGTTTCAAACTATTCTCAAATAGGTGATTTGTTAGAGTTATAGCAGCTTGTGCATTACCAATTATCAGACAATCACATATTTCTGATATTATAGATTTGAGTCCATTTAATACATTCAGTTTACCATATTTGATAAATATGAGGGGTCTTGTATAATCATTGACTACAATCCTATTTCTTAGTTCTTCCAAATATTCAGTTGCTTTTGCATCTGAAAATCCTTTGACTGAATACTTAAGATTGATATTCTTATTCATATTTGATTTGCTTTTACATTGACGTCCTTTCCACAATAAAGAACAAAATGGATTACTAACCTCTTCATTATTCTGGTTCGTAACCCTCATAATAATAAGATTGCGTAATACCTTTAAATATAACTTCTCTATCATCTACCTGGTTGGTTAATCTTTGATGTAACAAAGTCCGCAGTTCCAGGTCGTTAATCGGGCTTCTTTCCATAGCTTGCAAATAGAGAACCTTATCTACATTCTGCCAATCGATCACCATGCCAAGACGTTTTTTAAGTATCACATCAAGATACATACAATTAGCAAAACGAAAGTTTCCCTTTACTATATTCAACGTACGCACCTGTTCAGCAAACCTGTACAACCCATCGAACAAATAACGGTGTATGTCACACAATCCCTTTACGGTTCCCACCTCAATACGATCTATATCTCCAGTTTCAAACAAGGCATGAGCTTTTGCAAAGCTCAATTTATCTATTTCATTTGTATTCATACCCTATTGCATTATAGACAAATATCTTTGTAAAGAGGCTATTTCGGCCTCAACAACAAGTTTTTGAAAGGCTTCCGGCTTATTCTCTGTATGAGATTCTTCCAATGCTTTATAATAACTTATTTTATCCTCATTGCTACCTTTTAAAGTAACCAATGTATACCCATTCCGTAAAAGATAAAGATTCATCAATAAACGTGACGTTCGCCCGTTTCCATCAATAAACGGATGAATACGTACAAGTTCGTCGTGAAGATATGCGGCTATAAGTACCGGATGTACTTTTTCTTCCTCCATCTGCCGGAACTTTATCATAAAATCCTCCATTTGTTTCTGTATTAAATAAGGTTGTGGCGGCATGTGGGTACTACCGGAAATCATGACGGGAACGGTGCGATACCGCCCGGCATTTTCACGATCTATTCCGTGCAAGATAAGAGCGTGTATTTCTTTGATAGTGCGTTCGCTTATCTCTATATCTTTCTTCGCTATATCTTTGATATAATCAATAGCCTCGCTATGATTGATAGCCTCCAGATGTTCACGCATAGATTTGCCGGATATGGTAACTCCTTCATTTACTACTAGGGCGGTTTCCTGTAATGTAAGGGTATTGCCTTCGATTCGGTTACTTTCGTAAGTGTATTCTATATCTAAGGCATCCTGTATCTTTTCCAAAGCATCTTCCGGTAATGGACGTAAAGCGGATAATTCTCCTTTGAGTGTGTCAGCTTTATCTAACAACAGTTTTAAATCTTCATTCATGAGACTATTCTACTTTAAGATTAATACTCTTTCCACAATGAGGACAAGTGAGAGAAAGACGGTCTTTCTTTGGTTGCTCGAATAGCTCTGTTACTGGACAACCTATAGCGTCCGCTATTCTTAAAAGTATCTCTGTAGACGGATTACCGTTTACATGAGTACTAAGAGTAAAACGTGATATTCCCATTTTATCGGCTACTTCATTAATTGATGTGCCGTACTCTTTAATAACTTCTTTAATTCTTAGTTGCTCAATCATAATTTCTAAATTTTGTTTTTGCAAAGATACATTAATAAAGCAAACGTGGTATCATCATACCACTAATTAAGGTTAAAATTAGTACGATAATCCCACTTTTATTTGTTTATGTGGTACGAAAATACCACTTTTGCATCATCAAAGTTAAACCAATAAATAAAAAAGATATGGCACGTTACGATTTAAGCAAAATAATGAAGAGAGCACACAACTTGTATAACAATGCCCGTGCAAAGTACCCGACATTCGCTGATGCACTCCGTAAATCTTGGAGCATGGCAAAGTTTGAGGTTAGAGTAGCCGAAGAACGCCAGGCAATCGAAGCGGAGACTAAAGCACGTGAAGCAAAGGTACGTGAAGAGAACGAGCAAGCCGCAATTAGTTCGGTTCTTCTTCAGGCACAAATCGAAGCCGATCGGATCAGAAGAGAAGCGGAAGCCAAAGCGGAACGCATGAAAGGCGAGATAGCAGCACGCAAAGAGGGCATCTCTTACAACGAGTATCAAAACCGTATTAGTCGTGCAATGGGCTACGGGTGTGGTTCGTATTGCGGTGACTAATTTTTTTATTCATAATAATTGATTTGTTTTCATGGAAGTACTGGTTTGTGAAAATAGGTGCTTCCCTTTCACTGAATTATTAACCATAGGGGGAATTCCCCCTATCATAAATTATACTATATGATAGAAACAAAGGTTTATAAGCTCCACGAGAGCAAGCAAGTAGAGGATATTACTACCATGCTAAAGATAGAAGGAATAAAGTATAATGTATTCGAATACGAAGAGTACACAGCAATAGAAGTGACCGGTACACCATTAGAGATAATAAGAGCCTCCACAATATACCAACAGGTTACAACCATTAAGCTATAACGAGATGGAGATATTGATAATATTTGGATGCCTATACACCGGCTATAGGATATTTAGGAGAAAGGGAGAACACTTCTTTGATGTTTAATCAATTATGAACGCTACACTAATTATTTGTATCATCCTTCTTGCTTTCTGCGTATGGGATGAAATTTTTAACGATAACAACAGGAATCAATCAATATAAAATATAACTATGGAAATGGTAATAGAGCCCGCTAGCAAAGAACGGACAGAGCAAGGAGAGCAGTTTATCGAAAGACTACTAAAGATTCTACAAAACAACGATAAAGTAACGGTTAACGTAATGTATTGCCAGACTTGCGTTATTGACAGACTAGTAACTGTAGAATCTGGTACCAGTTTTAATGCGGGTCTAAGTAAAGACAATTGTACAGTACTAAATGAAATGGTTTACAACTCACATCAATAAATGATACATGAAAGTTGACGCCATCAACAAAGCCACCTCGGTAACAATATGGTTGCCGGGTTTACATTTAAAAGAATCCGATTATGAATAATCCTCCGTTGGGATGAACTGGGGAGAGAAGACAGGGCAAAGGAATGTAATGCCCTACCTGATCCGACAGATTACGGAGCAGGTCATACGATACATGAACTTATCATTTCTTTGTTCGGTGCTAGAAAATCGCTTAGATGCAAACAGGATGAGAAAACGAGCAAAGGAGTATAGGATAACGTGAGAAAATCTCACATTATAGTAGTATTCTTTTATGTTTTACGACATGTTTCGAGTAAAAACGACTATAAAAAAGCGAAATAAGATAAAATGAGATAAAGAAAACAATAAAAACATGCTATATTTGCATCAGAAAAAAAGAGCAAAGGAATGAAAATAAAGGAATTAACGATAGATGAAATGCTTAAATTAAAAGCTGTGGTACTATACGTCATAAACAAATGTGACGAAATAGACTATTTTCATTTATTCAAAATACTATATTTTGCGGACAGAGCTCATTATGCTAAATATGGCAGAAGAATCATTCAAGATACTTTCTGTGCACTACCTAAAGGACCTGTCCCCTCTGTTTTATTTGATGCGATAAAGGTAGCGACCAAACAAGCTACTGCCGTTAATAATTCACCGTTATCAATTATTTCAAATTCCATTGAATCTCCAGATTCCGCATATTATTTTATACTGAGTGCAAAAGAATTACCAGATATGGAAGAATTATCGCAATCAGATATTGACTGCCTTGATGCTTCTATAAAAGAAAATAAAAATGTTGATATAGACACTCTGTCTACAAAATCTCACGATGAAGCATGGAGAAATGCATGGGAAAAACAAAAAGCACATCCTATGGATGCAATTCTAATGGCAAAAGCAGGTGGAGCAAATGAAAGCATGATAGAATATATCAAAGAAAACGAAGAGATTAACAAACTTGCTTTTTAAGACATGGGAGCATCTATTGCTGATATTTTATCCAATAAAGAAAAATCGCAACTTGTTTTACCTAATATAAATAAGGGAGATGTCTTTAAAATGAGATTAACCCCAAAAGAAGGAATAATTCCTAAAAATAAAGGCGACAACGACCGTGACAAATATTTCATTATCGTAGGAAAAACAGCAAATAATGCTCTTATCGGTTTTGTTGTTATTAATAGTAATATCAATACCAATATTTCGAAAGAACTACAGGATCTGCACTATCCAATAAATGTCAGCGACTATCCATTCCTAAAGAAGAATAGTTTTGTCTGCTGTGCTGAACTCAAAGAAATTACAGCCGATAACTTTATAGACAGATATGAAGGAGAAGGAAGATGTGGGAAATTAACAAATGAAGATTTAGAACTCATTATTGGAGCTTTGAAATCATCCCCATTGGTTACTCCTAAACAATTAAAAAGATTTGGCTTATAATTTTTTCCATCCACTAAAAACAAATTCAAAAAACTTTATCTCATGATAAACAAGAAAGATGCTTGCCAAGCGTTAATTGATGGCAAAATTATTATTGCGTATTTCGGCAATAACGGTGACTATCAATACCCCCATTTAGCAACCCCTATTGAGATTAGACTATTCGGTAACCTATTCTGTACATATACATCACACGGTACTCATACAAGGAAACTCACAGAAAGTAATATTATGGAGGCACTTGATAAAAAATTCAATTCTCTTAGAATTTGCCCGGTATGCATTTTAGATAAAAGACCTATTGATGAACCTATGCTACCAAGATTATAATAATAGACAGCTAGTATTATTTATGCTTCCGAATTTATATTATCAAGTCTCTAATTACAATTAGTTTAGGTTTTACTTCTTTCCTGAATTAACTACATTCCAATTATTCCTAAGCATAAATATTCCCTGTAATTTCGTTCATTTGTCACTTAACAAAAAGAAAAAAAAACATGGGAATAGATCCGATTATTAAGCAAGCCATTGAGATTGGTATTAAATTAGGTATTGAAGCATACAGGAATGAAAGGAATGCAAACCTCAAAAACAAAAAGATTCTTATATGCAAGTCTGATGCAGAAAGACGTTTTGGACGTGGAGTCATTAGAGAGTTGATTAAAAGGAAATTTATATTCCCTTATCAATTTGGTATTGAAACAATGGTAGACGAAGAAGGTGACGAAATTACCGAGCCTAGAGGACATATATACTATAAACTACATGAAATTATAGAAGCTGTTGAGGAAGGGAATATTCTAAAATGCCTTCAAAAACGCAGAACTATGAAATATAACTCCAAATAACCGTTATTTGGAACTGATACACTACAAAGATTTTTCCCCAGTCATTACGCACGTATGAAAGAAATTCTCAAAAATGTGGATTTTGTGGATGCTATAAAAAAGGGAAATAAAATAAACATGAAGATTTCTTCCCGGTCATCACACGCATATATGAAAGACTTATCAAGCCCTTACTCACGAATATCAAAACTTTTTAGTAACTTCGTATCTATGAAACTAAAACCAAAATAGCATTTAGAGTACATGAAGCATATATTCAACGAGGAACAGCAGAATAAAGCAGCATTTATTTGTTCAAATCCCATAGCTCGGCTATCCGAACTTTATCGTAGTGAGGTTGAGAATCTTGCTATTATATGGTGTTACTATTCCGGGAAGATAGAAGGCAATAGTTACACTTATGTTGAAACAGAAACTCTCTTAAAAGACCAAATCACCTCTCTAAAGAGATATGAAGATGCAGAAATACTAATCAACCTACACAACACATTCACTACAGAACTAGAATATATCAAAGAGATAAATAGCAAAGAAAAACTGGACGAAATACTCTATCAACAGGAACAATATACTAATCCATTGGAACGAGCCGTTTATCTTCATTGCAACATAGCCCAATTACAACCTTTCGCTAATAAGAACAAGCACGCTTCCCGAATGATAGAAAGTATTGTATTAATGAATGCTGATATTATCCCCGTTTATTCTTTAAGAGAGACTGATATATTGAACTACAAGAAAGGGCTAATATCTTTTTTGCGAAACTGGAGAATATTCCCTATATGCTGACTACTTCCTGAATAGACAAATCGAAAGAATAAAAGAAATCGAGGAATAAAAAACAGTCTTTCCTCAAAAAACACCATCCTGATATCATGTTTTTGTGGCTCAGTTGTAATTCTTGGGGGATTAAGTTTAGTCAATTCCCTTCATGCATATACCTTTGCTAGCCTAAAAAGGAAGAAGCTCATATCCACTACTCC